GTAGTAATACCTTTAATAATTTGATCTGCATTAGGCCCTAATATTTTTTTTTCTTCTTCAATATTAATACTATCTTCTTCTGCTTGAGCTGTAGATAATTCTTTAAATTTATTTACAAGATTATCAAACGCAGCTTGAGTAGGTTTGTTTTCTTTTGCCCAATCTTTAAAATAAGATGCTAATTCATCATCCTCATCTATATCTTCTAAAGCTGACATATCATATTCTTTAGGAGCTTTGTGTTTACCCATAGAAAATTGTTTTTGTAATTCAGCATATGATTTACTTAAATCTTCTGTTTTAACTCCTTCTTTTTCATCCCAAAATTTATCTTCTATATAATCTGGTTTTTCTAATTTAGTTTCTTTTTCTTCTTGTGGAGCTACATTTACTTCATCATCTTGTTTATGAGGTATTGTAGTTTCTTCCGGTGATGGTTCTACCGGTTCTGCTGTAGGAGTATTGCTTAATAAACCTTCTTGATTTTCTTCACTCATGATTGTTTTGCCCTTTCTATTCTCATTAATATATCTCGGATTACAGAATTCTGTCCTTCTCTAGCAAAGCCAAAAGAAGTTTCAGATCCTGGTATCCAGGTTGGTTGATCTAAAGTTTTTTGTTTTAAATGTTCTAAAACCTTTTTACCCTCATCGGTATCAAAGGTTCTTGCATAAGCCTTATCTAATTCTAATTGATCATCTTTACGATGAACATCTAGAGTATTTAATCCTTCCCATCCTGGAGTATTAATATCTGCCATTAAGATCTAGCCTCTGCCTCTAAAGCCATTGCTGGTTCTTCTGAAGGAGGAGCTTGATCTTGAGGTTGCTCATTCCCAGGTGTTTGTTGCTGCATCATCATCTGTTGCTGCATAGCCATAGCTTGTTGTTGGATCTGTTGCTTTTCTTCTTCATTGTTTCTTAAACTAGCTGGTATGCCAAGTTTATCACCAACGAATGCAGCAATAGCATCCGGTTTTATTTCAGCCACCCCACCAGGGCCTAACGAGTTTGCAATTTGAAAGAACTGCATAACTTCATTCACTTCTTCTAAATTTTGAGCTTTAGCAAGAGGTGATATTGGTACAACTTTAACTTCTAATCCATCTATCTTTAGAGGAAGTTGTATCAAACCTTTTTCATCCATAATGAATAATGTTCTACGAATAATTGGAACCATTGTTTCTGTAATTAATCTTCCGAATGCAGCTCCCATATTTTGAGCTAACTCTTTCATTCTTTCTACAATCTCTGTTGCAGATCTAGCTGACATATTATCCGGAGGTAAAGTATCATCTAATAATGTTTTTTTAATATTCATTCTTAAATCATTAATAACAATTTGAGATACATTAAAATCACCAGCTCTAGGCAAAGGAGCTAACGATGCACCTTGTGGCCCACCATTACGAGCTACAGGAATAATTGCACCAGGAGTAATTCTAATATTGTTTGGATTTAAAACTCCATCATCAGCTGCTGTATAAATTCCAGAGATTGCTAATGACGCATTCTTTAATAATAATTCTAAAGTTTTGTTTAATGTTTTAATATCTGGAATTGCTGTAGTTAGGGGGCCTCTTCCCATTACCTCACCTGGCACTTTCATATATCTACTTACTATCCATGGTGATTGTTTCATTCTTCTGTAAACTAATTCTGATTGAGATTTCTCATGGATAACATGATAACAATAATCTTTTTTATCTGGATCTACTACAACAGCCTCACACAATTCTATTTTTTCTTGTGGTTTATCATTTATCATTTGTTGTAGTCTTGGATTTATTTCTGCATCTGGAAATTGTCTAGCAATAGTATCAGCTCTAACTTTTAATTTTCTATATACATTGTCTACTGTACCATTAGGCCCTTCTTCAATAGCAATTAAATATTGGGGAACAGGAGTAAATGTTACAGGGTTTAGATCATCGCCAGGCTGAATTAACATTGCAGCTGTACCAACTGATAGATCTAATAAAAACTCACCAATAGCTAAATCAAAATTACTTTGTCTTAATACAGAAAATAATTTATCTAAATATAAATCAAGAGCTTGTTGCGTTTCACCTTTTCTTTCATCTGGTATATCATTGCCAGGTTCTAATCTGCACCATTTTTTATATGGAGGAAATAAACCAGATTGAATTCTATTAGCAAATCTTTGAACAGAATGAATTGCTGTACTATCAAACACTCTAGACATTTTACTTTGTCCAGGAACATTACCTTCATAATAACCATCATATAAATTTCTTTGAGGCAAAGCATACTGATAACACTCTTCATAAATAGATCGCCAATTTTCTTTTGCAGCAAATGCTTTTTTATGTCTTGATAAAATTTCTTCTGGTTTTAAATACATCATGCTGATGCCTTATTGTTAGCAGCAAAACTAGCAGCTGCTTGTTTATTTGCAAATCCCCATTTTTTTAAAGCAAGTTTTAATCTAGTAGGTTTACCATTTTTTTCTAATGGCCCTTTCATTCCAGCAAACCTGGCTGCAAACGAGATCCTTCTAGGGTTCTTACCTTTTGATACAGGAGCTTTTAAATTTGATCCTTCTGTTTTTTTAAAAAAAGCTCTGCCTCTTTCATTTAAACCACCACTAGGATTTTTATGTTCTTTTGAATAACCCATTAAAATATTATTGCTCCTAAAATAAAAACAACAACATAACTTCCAATTATTTTTTTATTATTTAATCCTTCTTTAATCCAATGCTTTGGTGTTCTTCCATAAATCATCATATTAATATACCAATCCTTTCTTTCTATTTTTTCTACTCATTTTTTTCTTTGCTTGTTTAGCTGCTTTCTTTCCAGCTTTTGTATAAGGATATTTCTTACCAGCTACACTAGGCATTATACTAATCCTTTTTTTCTATTTTTTCTCGGAAAACCAGCTTTCATATTTGAATAAGCCTCATCACTTATTGTTGATTTAGATTTAGATTTTGATGTGCCAGATTTTTTTTTTTGGTTAATGTTATAGTAAAGACCTTTTTTTGCCATTTTACCAGATTTAGTTTTATGATAGCCTGGCATTATTCTTCCTCTCTTTTTTGTTCTGCTTGACATTTACAATTTTCTTTGCAGCTGCAAGTTTTTTTTAACTTAATAAATCTAGGATTACGATTGTACTCTGGTATCTCTCTATCCATATTAAGCTCCTAAAGTTTTCTTTCCTGTATCTCTAGGGTTCCTTACCATGGTTCCCCCACCTAGACTAGCATCAGCTGTAGTTAATGAAGATCCAGATCTTATTTTTCTTCCTCTGCTCACTTTTCTTCTAACTAATTTTTTACCTTGTGGTTCAGTAACTTTTTTTACTTCTACTCTTCTTTCTGTAATATCAGATGTTGGCTGTGCCGGTGGTGATCCACCTCCACCTCCACCAACTACAGAAGAAATAGTTTTTTTAATTATTCTTGCTGGTGATCCTCCCATTATGTGTACCTCTTATTTGTATCCATAGGATTACGAGTTAATGATTTGACCGGTGTCATGTTATTTGTAACTCCTAATGCTGGATTGTTTCTGTCATCTGCAAATAACAATTTAGCATTTGTTCTACGAGATCTAGATCTTGCAGCTATTTTTCTTTTTTCTCTAGCCTCATTAGCATCAGCCCTTGCCTCTCTCTCATCCAACAACTTATTAGATGTTTCCACTTGTTTAGGTGGTTCATATTTTGGCATTTTGAATAATGATCCCATAGTTTTAAAAGTACCTCGCAAACATATTATAGTCGGAACCATCCACACCATAGTGTTTTAAAATTCCTTCATTTACAAAATATATGCTTTTTATCCATTTGAGAGCAGAAACATTTAAAGAACTGACAGTTACTTGTAATCTTTTTAATTTTAAATCAGCAGCTGCTAACTTCATAAACTGTAAAGCACCTTTATGAAATTTTATTTTATGTTCTGAAATTTTTTTTTTATCAGGTATCAGCCATAATTCTGCAACTCCTGGCCAATAAGGAACTACACCAAAGCAAAGCATAGGCTTACCATCATCAATAACACAGTAACCATAACCTTGTTCCGATGCATGATCCATATACTCCAGGTAATTAGGTTGAGATAAATTTAGTTTATCAAATTCATTTAGATCCATAATTTTTAATAGATAAGATCTAAAAGGAACTACACTAATCTTTGTTCCTTGGATCTTGAAGATCTGTTCTAGTTTCTGTAGGTTCATTTATTTCTTCTGCTGTTGCTCTGGTTCCTGGTTGATGTAATACAATGCCTTTCCATTTATCATCTTCAACTTCTACAATCTTCTCTTCTAAAAGTCTAACATCACCCTTTTCCCAAACTTTAATTAAATATTTTTTTATCATGCAAATATATCAAAATCTGCACTAGCTACTGATGCTGTAAAGTTTTTATTACCACCTCTTGTTAATCTTTTATGTTCACCACCACCTAATAATAAATACATAAAAGCATCACCGACATGGGAATGCTCATTCTTATTTGGTTGATCTTTATATCTCTCACCACCAGAGATCTGAACTCTTTTAAAATGATAGCCACCAGACAATGCTTTTCTTAATCGCTTACATCTTTTATCAACTAACAATCCAGGCTTACCTTGGATTAACCTATTCATTGGAGCTGCACCAGCCTCTCTACGAACTCTAAAATCATTCGTAGCTGTGGGCCTAGCAACTAATCCTATTGTTCTTAAATGATCAAATGCTGTAACTTCAAAGATCTCATCTCTCTTCTGTCCAGCTGGATCACCCCAAACTAATACATC